GCGCGACGACGCGATTGTCTGGCCGTGGGTTTGGGCAAAGCGGTGAAATCGAAATGAAGCAATCCGAGATCGATCGCGCGCTGGTTCTGATCTACCGCAGCAACAATGCCCATGATGAGGTCAACTTCGCTCGTCCTGCTGATGCCATGGACTATCTGCCCATGTCGGGGCTTAGGGAATATTCCGACATGCTTTCGCGGCTCCGAGAGGACGTGGAAGCCGAGATTGCCCGCCGTGAGCGGGAAGGCCAGCCGTACTATTCGCCGAACTGGTATCGGCAGGTAGCGGCGGCTCACTAAACCATTTCACACAGGGGTGTCCGCCCGTGACTGCCGTGGCAACGGCACGGTCAACGGCCCCCGCACACAGCAGAGCGGCGCTTACCGGGGAGCCACGTGCCCGGTCGGCGGAAGCCATGAACAGGGTCGGCCATGGCAGAACGCATCAAAGTCCGCGCGCAGCCGCACCGCGCCCGCCCGGTCCTTTGATCGCGGCGGGTTTTGCTTTTGAGGTCACATGGCTGGCGGCCGTCCTTCCAAATTCAAGCCAGAGTTTGCGAAACAGGCGGAGAAATTGGCTCTGCTTGGCGCAACAGACGTTGATTTGGCGGACTTCTTTGAAGTCAGCATCAATACAATTGGAAACTGGAAGGTTTCTTATCCCGAGTTTTTGGGGGCCTTAAAAAGCGGGAAGGAACAAGCGGACGATCGCGTAGAGCGCAGTCTGTATCAGCGCGCGGTCGGTTATAGCTATGATGCTGTGCATTTCAGCAGTTTCCAAGGAACGGTGACAGAAACGCCGTATCGCGAACACTGCCCGCCGGACACAACAGCGCAAATATTCTGGTTGAAGAACCGCAGGCCAGAGCAATGGCGTGACAAGACCGAGCAGGTTGTTCGCCATGAAATTCAGCACATGAGTGACGATGACCTTACACGTATCGCCTCAGGTTGCAGCGATGGAGCTGCTGCGCCGCCGGTCGGCTCGTCAAAGCCTAACTGAGTTCGCCAGAGCGTCTGGTTACGAACCTGCGCCGCACCACAAGCTGCTAATAGCTGAACTTGAGGCGCTTGAGCAGGGAGACGTTGACACGCTACTGGTGTTCATGCCGCCGGGCAGCGCCAAGTCCACCTACGTGAATCTCCTGTTTCCGGCGTGGTTTGTTGCTCGTAACCCTAAGCTGAACGTCATCACGGCGAGCCATTCCAGCGAGTTGGCGGAGCGCTGGGGGCGAAAGACGCGCAACCTGTTGATGGAATCGACCACGTTGATGAACGTGGCACTTAGCAATGACAGCACCGCCGCCTATCGTTGGGCAACTTCAGCGGGTGGGGAGTATTACGCAGTTGGCGTCGGCGTAGGTATCGCTGGATTTCGCGCCGATCTTGGTATTGTGGACGATCCGTTCGGAAGCCGCGAGGACGCTGAATCAAAGCGGATTAGGCAGAAGGTTTGGGACTGGTTCATTGATGACCTGACAAGTCGTCTAAAGCCTGGTGCGCGGCGCGTCGTAATGCATACGCGCTGGCATGACGATGATCTTGCCGGACGATTTATCAAGCAGCTTGACGCGCTTGGCCGCTCGTATCGGCTTCTAAGCCTACCGGCAGAGGCACTGGAAAACGACCCGTTGGGACGCTCCCCTGGAGACATGCTTTGGGATGATCCGGGTGGATACGACTACGGGTCGGTGCTGCGGGCTCGCAAGCAGGACAGCGACCCGCGAACATGGAATTCGCTATATCAGCAGAATCCTATTCCAGATGAGGGCGACTACTTCAAGGCTGAATGGTTGAAGCCTTACAACACGCCGCCAGCGCGTGAAACGCTTCGCATCTACGGCGGATCGGATTACGCGGTCACCGCTGACGGCGGTGACTACACAGTCCATGCGGTTGTTGGGCTTGATCCTGACGGCCGCATGTACCTGCTCGATCTTTGGCGCAAGCAGGCGGCGTCTGACGAATGGGTCGAGGCGTTCTGCGATCTGGTTCTGAAATGGCGGCCAATGGCTTGGGCTGAGGAACAGGGCCAGATTAAATCAGGTGTCGGGCCGTTTCTTGAGCGGCGGATGCGCGAGCGGAAGGCTTATGTCGTCCGTGAGCAGTTCCCGACACGAGGCGACAAGGCCGTAAGAGCGCAGTCTATTCGCGGCCGGATGGCGCTGGAAGGGCTTTACGTCCCGTCGCAAGCAACATGGCGTGCAGAATTCGAGAGCGAACTGCTGCGTTTCCCTGCGGGCGTCCACGACGATCAGGTGGATGCTCTCGGACTGGTCGGGCAGTTGCTAGACAAGATGGCGAACGGAGCTAGGCAGGACGCTCCGAAAAAGCCAACTGCAAACGATAGCTATAAGTCGATGCGATCAGCTTCCGCGAACAGCTTCAAGGTCTACTGATGGCAAAATCTGAATTGCTTGCAACCGATGAGGGCAAGTTCCTCCCGGTGCAGAAGCTTTGCGCGAAGTATCTGGATTACGTCAGTTCAAAACGCGCCGAGCGTGACGAAGCGCTGGAGGCGCGCCGATATTACCACGGCGACCAATGGTCTCATGACGAGGTCGTGGAACTTAACAAGCGCCGTCAGCCTGTCATTACCTACAATCGCGAAAGTCGGAAAATCAACGGTATTGTCGGTCTTTTGGAGCGCCTACGGCAAGACCCGAAGGCATACCCACGGACGCCTGAATCGGGACATGGCGCCGAGGTTGCCACGGCCGTGATGAATTACAGCCTGGATGTGAACCGCTGGACCGGTATTTCTGCGCTCGTTTCGCTCGATGCGTCGATTGAACCTGTCTCGGGCGTTGAACTATCGCTTGAGCCGGGAGACCGTGATGATCCGGACGTTGCGCTGCATGTTATCGAGCGCGGAACGTTCTTCTATGATCCGCGATCTATCCGGCAGGACCTGTCAGACGCTCGCTTTATGGGCATCTCCAAGCTGTTTGACCTCGATCAGGCGATCGAGATGTTCCCAGACAAGGAGCAGCTACTTCGCGATAGTATTGACAATGGTGGTGATCTGAACGGAGACGATCAGAACCGTACTGTCTGGATGCTTGGCAGCGCGAAGAAGATCAGAATCGTCGAGATTTGGTACAAGCGCCGTGGCGAGTGGGTTTATTGCTTCCACACCAATGCCATCAAGCTCGATGAAGGTATTTCGCCGTTCATCGACGAGAAGGGAAAGACCTTCTCACGCTTTATCGTGTTCTCGGCCAATGTCGATCACGATGGCGACCGCTACGGATTCCACCGGAACCTGAAAGGCCCGCAAGACGAGATCAATCACCGCAGGTCAAAGGGTGTTCATGCTCTCAACACCATGCGCCTGCGGGTGGTGGAGGGCTCAGTCAACCCGGATGAAGTCGATAAGCTCCGCGAGGAAGTACATCGACCTGATGGCGTATTGCAGACCCCTCAGGGGACCGGTGTCGAGATCATCTCGAATGCTGAACAGGTGCAGTTCAACGTCGAGATGCTGCAGGAGGCCAAGCAGGAGATCGAGAACTTCGGGCCGAACCCCGCTCTGATCGGTAACGGCGTTGCTGGGTCATCGGGCCGCGCCATCGCGTTGCTGCAGCAGGCTGGCATTGCCGAACTCGGTCCGCATATTCTCGCGTGGAAGGACTGGAAAATCCGCGTCTATCGCGCGCTCTGGAACACCGTTCAGCGGCACTGGAAAAGTGAACGGTGGATTCGCGTCACGGACGATCAGGAACTTGCGCAGTTCTTGCAGATTAACGGCCTTAGCTTCGACGAATTCGGACAGCCAGCGCTCGTGAACGCTCTAGGCTCACTCGATGTTGATATCATCGTGGACGAAGGTCCGGATCATGTGAACCTGATGCAGGATGTGTTTGAGACGCTAGGCCAGTTGGCGTCGGCTGGTGTCCCTATTCCGCCGCAGGCGATTATCATGATGAGCGGCCTGCCGGAAAGCATGAAGAAGCAGGTTATTGGCATGATCGAGCAGGCGCAGCAGCCGAGCCCGGCGCAGCAGCAGGCGCAACAGATTGAACTTGCCGGAGCGGCGGCGGAAGTTGGCAAGAAGCAGGCTGACACTGCAAAAACCCGTGCCGACACAGCGAAGACGTTGAATGATATCGGAAAGACGCGCGCTGAGACGCGCAAGGCGCACGCTGAAGCTGATGACAAGCAGGCCGACACCGCGTTGAAGATGATTATGCCACAGCCGGTGCCGTTCAGCCCTATTGAACAGTCCATGATGGGGCCGGGCGCGGGTAGCCAGCCTGCATCGCCATTCTAGTTTCGTCAGCCGCACGATACGCGGCGTCCGTTCCTGGTGACGATACAGCCAGCGCAAAGCCCGGCGGACAGGGCGTTTCGTAACAACACGATACGTTGAAAGGGAAGCGACTCATGATGAGCGCCGACGACACTACTGCTGCGACTGAGACTACCGGTGATGTGTTCGCCGAGCTTGATACGACCGCGACGGAAGTTGTGGCCGAGCAAGAGGCACCCACAGAACAGGCTCAGGCCGTAGCCGAAAAACCGACTGGACAGGACGAAGCTCCAAAGCAGATAAGCGATGCCATCCCGGCATGGCGGCTGCGCGAGCAAGCGGAGCGAAGGCGCGCTCTCGAAGCGGAGAACGCCGAAATTCGCCGTCGTCTTGCCGACTTTGAACGGCAGCAGGAGTCCGCAAAGCCTCCTCCGAGCGTATTCGAGGATGAGAAGGGATTCGCCCAGCACTTTGTGCAGCGTGGCCTTGATCCCATCCAGAACGAGCTCGGGCAGTTCAAGCAGCAAATGGGCCAGATGCGGGAGCAGTTCTCGCAGATGATGGCGGTTCAGCGGTTTGGCTCTGATACGGTCCAAAATGCCTATCAGGGTCTCGATCAGGCCATAAGGTCGGGCGATCCCGAAGCGGCCATGGTCTATCAGCGCATGATGAACGGTTCGATGGACCCGTATGGGGACATGGTCTCGTGGCATCAGCGCCGGTCGGTAGTGTCAGAAGTCGGTGGTGACGTCACCGCTTTCAGGAAGAAGGTTTCCGACGAGGCGTTGGAGAACGCACTCAAGGACCCAGCTTTCCTTCAGAAGGCGGTCGAAGCGGCTCGCGCGAATGCGCGTCCGGTCACGCGCGGCCCTCAAGCAGCAAACACGGCAACGCTTCCGTCCCTGAATCGCGCGACGGCTTCGGCCGACACGGACGAGCCTGAGGACGTTGGCGAGGTCTTTGACCAGGCTTTCGGCGGCCGCTGAGCCGCCGTTTTCATGAAAGGATAGGGCTATGGCAACCACCACGGTCCAGACGAATAACCGGGGCATTAAGTTCCGCAATCAGGTGATCCGCGAGTGGGTTCGCGGCACCATGTTCACGCCTTATACGGGCAGCGACGGCACGGCGATCATTCGCCGGATGTCTCTGGCCGGTGCATTTGGCGGCGACCAGATCAACGTCCCGCTTGTCCGGGCGCTGGCTGGAACGGCTATCTCGACCGGGACGCTGACCGGAAACGAGGAAGCCATCGGCAACTACGGTTGCCGTTTGTGGATCGACTGGGCGCGCAATGCTGTTACCGCAACCAAGGCGGAAATGAAGCGCGGTTCGTTCGATCTGTTCGGACAGGCAGCTCCGCTGTTGTCCGATTGGGCGCGTTCTCTCACTCGCAATGAGATCATCCTCGCGATGAACTCGGTGCCGAGCGAAAGCCCGCCCGCTAACCTTCTGACCACCAATGGCCAGCGGGTGAACGGCATTCTCCGTTCGGCGGCCACGTCCGGCAACAACAACACCTGGCTGACGGACAACGCTGACCGGGTGCTGTTCGGCAACGCCAAGAGCGTCATGGTGGCGGGCAACTACACCAACTCGCTCAACGCTGTCCTCGGGGCTATGACCGGTTCGGCCAAGATTGTTCGGCTCGCCAAGTCCATGGCGGAGAAGTCCAATCCGAAGATCGAGCCGATCACCACGGACGACGGCTACGAGCGCTATGTGTACTTTGTTGGCTCGAATGAATTCCGCGATCTGGAAGCAGACCCGGAAATCTACGCGGCCAACAAGGACGCGCGCCCTCGTGAGGGTACCAGTTACCGCAAGAACCCGATCTTCATGGACGGCGACTTGCTGTATCACGGCGTCATCATCCGCAAGGTGCCTGAGATCGACGCGCTGTGCGCCGTGACAAATACGGTACCCGTCAAGGTGTGCCCTGGCTTCTTCTGCGGCCGCAACGCGCTTGCGTGGGTCGTTTCGCAGGAGGCGGAGGCGACTCGCCTCGATCAGACCGATTACCAGTTCAAGAAGGGCGCTGGTATCGAGCTGAGCTATGGCGTTGGCAAGCTGTTCTTCAAGAACGCCACCAACAACCTCATCGACTGGGGTGTTGTCACGACCTATGTGGCCGCGCCGGACGATACCTGAGACTGAAAACTGGGCGGGGCCATGAGCCCCGCCCTTCGATTTGGAGGGGATATGCCTCAAGTTCTCTACCACGGCCCGCGTGACGAATTGTGCTGGAACGGAATCACCTTTCGCAGGGGTGATATCACGGTCGTCCCGGATGAGATGGACGCCCGTCGTCTTTCCGCGCTCGACGGTTTCGTTCTCCTTCCTGAGAAACAGCGCGGCCCGGGGCGTCCGAGGAAAGCAGATGTCGAAGACGGCCGATAACCTCGTTTATGAGGCTGCATCTATTCTGGGTAAGGCTGTCGTCGGGGAGGCGCTTGGCTCCGTCGAATATCAGACGATTGACGGCAGCATTGACCCGGTTTTGGCTGAGATTTCACGCATCGTCTACATTGGGGATCGCGACGACATTCCGGACGAGTTGTTCCAGACGATCGCGAGGCTGGTGGCGATTCATGCAGCTGCGAAGTTCTCAAATGCGCCAGTCGATCTCGATCAGGTCATGAAGCACGAGAACCGTTTGCGTTACATCCTTTCGCAGCGACGGGTTTATCAGCCAGTGCGGGTGAGCTTTTTCTGATGACCGCTGTTCCGTTGCCGCTCCTATCGTCACCAGGGCGTCAGACACAGGCAGCAGGCGGCCGCCTCATAAATTGCTACCCGGAGAAGCTGGCGGAAACGGCGGGTGAAAAGCTGATATATTGGCGCGTCCCCGGATTGGCTGAATTCGGGAGCGCGTCATCTGGAATCTATCGCGGCGCGGTACTCGTTGGGAACGTTCTATATTGCGTGTTTGGCGAGAAAGTCTTCAGCTTCGTGTCTACCGGCGGCCCGGGGACAGAGCTCAGCGGGACTGTTCCAGGGACTGCCCCATGTATTCTGGCTCGCGACAACGCTTATACGCCCAACATTGTCATTGTGTCTCCCGGAGAAGGGGCCTTTGTTGTTTCAGGATCAAGTGTTTCGTCTTATCCCGATATCGACGTTGGACAGCCGAACGCGGTGACATATCTGCGCGGATCGTTTCACTTCACGTATGGTGATGGAAAAGTCAGAAATTCCGACACGAATTCGCTGAATATCAACACGCTCAGCGTGGCAACTGCGGAAAGCAAACCTGACGCGCTCTATCGCCCGATCCCGCTGGGTAACGGTCAGCTTCTTTTGGCCGGTTCGTCCTCGATTGAGGTGTGGGGCGGAAATGTCAACGATGTCGGATACCTGTTCTCATATATAGCGACCATTGGTCGTGGCATCGCTGGGCCATTCGCCATCGCGGGTCATGAAGACGGATGGGGCAAGGGCATCTATCTTGTCGGTGACGACTTCCGCGTGTCTCGTATTGAAGGATACGCTCCGGTCGTTGTATCGCCTGTGGAGCTTGATCTTCTCATTGAGCGCGATCCGAACAAGCAGGATATCCAAGTCTCTGTTTACGTTTCTCAGGGCCACGGATTTGTCTCTGTGCGTGGGACGGATTGGTGTTGGGAATTCGACACCACGCTGGAGAGCTGGCACGAACGCCAGAGCTATGGACTGAAAACATGGCGCGGACTGTTTCCGGTCAAAGCTTTCGACAAATGGATTTGCGGGGATGCATTATCCAGCAGCCTTCTTGAGATTTCCGGGGATGCTCAAGACGAGATCGGCAATCCGCTGCGCATGCGGATCGAAACCGGTCCGATTGGTGGATTCCCGAGCGTGCTTCGGATCAATGGCATTGAGCTTTATCTGACGACGGGTGTCGGTATCGCGACGGGCGACGATCCTGTTCAGACAGAACCTGATGTTGAAATTTCAATGTCACGCGACAGTGGACAGACGTGGGTCAACCCGCGCGTCTTGAAAGTCGGGCGTCAATCGCTGACGGGTGGTCGCGTAAGGTCATCTATTTGGGGGCAGGCTGACGTGAAGGGCGTCCGCTGGCGGTTCGACCAATCCAGCAATGTTCCGTTTGGCTTCATGGGGGCCGACATGCAAGCGGACGTGCTGCGCTGATGGCCAGAACGATTACGATTCCATCCGCGGCAGAGCAGTTTCTCATGCCGGATGGGACGATCAATCCAAATTGGTATTTAGTTCTCAAGTTTCTGGAAACGCTACAGCCGCTTTCCGATCTTCCTTTCGCGACGAAATCAAACGTTGTTCGCACCGTCAACGCGCAGACCGGAAC